GACTATGAATATTATTAGTAGAGATAGTTGGGGTGCTAAACCTAATAAGACAAAGTTTAGTAAACTAGGAGAAGTAAAAGGTTTAGTAATACATTGGTCTGCTTATCCTATAGCAATAGGTAACCAGGCAGAGATGGACCAATGTAAGCAGATACAAAGACTACATCAAGAAGATAGAGGTTGGAATGATGTAGCATATAACTTTTTAGTAGGAGATACAGGACAGATTTATGAAGGCAGAGGTTTTGGAAATAGAAGTGCAGCACAAGGTGGCAACAGTAGGCAAGAAATTAATTACAATAACAAGCATTATGTTGCTGTGTGTTGGCTTGGTGGTAGCGAACCTACCCACAAACCTTCAGATAAAGCTGTTGAATCTGTTAAGTGGCTCTACTCACAGGTAGGTGGAGAACTAAGACCTCACTCCTCGTTTAAACAAACATCTTGTCCAGGTGATGCTTGGCGACAACACATCATAGAAGGTTTAGCTACTAGCACAATAGACAACCAAAGTCCACCAGATATGATACATCCACAGTTCATACAAAAGAAACTTGATACAATTCTTGCTAAACTAGAGAACATTGAAAACAAATTAAAGTTAGGAAAATTAATACAATGAGCGAAGAATACAAATTAATCTTAGAAAAAACTGTGTGGACATTTGTTGAAGCATTTATTGGTGCATTAACAGTAGCACCATTAGTAGGTGTAGATGCAAACGCAGTTCAACTTGCTGCTCTTGCAGGTGCATCATCTGCTTTAGTAGTAGTTAAAGAATTTGCTAAGAAAAAAATTTCTAAATAATATATAGCAAAGCCGAGGGTGTTATCCTTTCTACCTCGGCTCTTGCTTACTGACAGTTATGACTTTGTTCTGTTAGATGTTCTCCACAATCTTCACAATGATAACTGTATCCTGGTACTGGGTGTGACATTAAAAAGGTGCTTCCCCATCTTTAATATCATCCATTGACTTTGGATTAGGTATTTTCATACCATTTTCAACTGCTGCAAAGTCTTTCCAACTTTCTGGTGTTGCTTTATTATCCATCCACCAAGACTTAGCAAACACTCTACCATCAACAGTATCTCCTGCAGTACAGTTACCCATAGCTGTACATCTAAAGTCTGGACTTGTTGGTTTAGTTTTTTCTGCAGACTTATAGTACTTGACTGTTGCACCGCACGGACATAGCAAACCTTTATTGTTTATTGCAGGCTCACCAGAAGGGTGCTTGTCTAACTTTCTATCACCAAATCCAGCTTCAGCTATTGCATCAACTGGAGAACTAGCAGAGGTGGTTGGCTTATTGATAGGTGGTTTTTTGACTACCTCTGCTTTGTTCTCTTCTTTGGGTAATGGCTTTGATGATGAAACCTTACTCATTTCTTGTACTGATGGACGCTTAGAACTACCTTGATACTTCCAGTTAGCCAACGCTCTACCTATAGCAGATGTCTCACAGTTCTCTACCCAAGCATCTTTATTAGCAAAGCCACCTTGACCTTTTGTTTCTTGTGCTATACCTGTAGCAACAAGATTACCTTCGTCATTGTGTACATATGCCTTGATAGTTACACAAGTGCCATCTTCAGTTATGTGTACAACATCTGTTGTAATACAGCCTTTTGGATTGTCTTTCCAAAACGCTTTAAGTCGGTCTTCAACCAACTCATATTCTTCTAAATTAAAACCAGCCATTATCCTCCTTTATTATTAGTTATACTGATTCTTTTTCTTTAATGTATTGTTTAATCTGATATTGTCTGCAACCCATATCTAAACACATTAGATATCCACGCTTGCAGTATAATGCGTTACCGCAACTATAACATATCATTTTACTCCTCTAAGTTTACCAAGTACTCTGCAGTTACACCCTTGCTTGGTTTAACGAATAGACAATACTGTGAAGGTCTACCCATACTTGCAAGCTGTTCTTGTGCGTAACTGTTATAGCTTTCTGTAGAACCATTAACCCATACACGAACATCATTAATGTATAGTGATGTTGGTGTGTGGTAGTGTCCACATACTGCGTGAGTGAAGTTTTCCATTAACCCTTGTGAAGCTAATGCTTTCCACCCAAGTATCTTTTTGTTGTAACCATAAAATGGTAACCCCATACTTCCACGAATGTTATCTCCGTGAAAACATAAGAACTTAGCCTTAACTCCTAAGTCGGCTACTGTATACCAATGCTGGTCTACGCCTTCTGGGATATGGAATTTAATTCGCTTTTCATTAGCGAACATAGTTGATAGTATCTTACCTAACATTCTATCTGCATTAGTTTCTGGGTTATAATCACGCCTTGAGCGACCACCCAATGCACCGTGATTACCAATCACCCAATGACATTCTACCTCATCAAATGCTTGTAGTAGGATACTAAAAAAAGTAAATAGTATTCTTGGACCATCTACTGTAACTTGCTTATACAAAGAACTGTCAATTAAATGTGCCTGCCCTGGAAAAATAAGTTCTCCTTCCACAATATCTCCAAGAGCAAGAACCACGCATTTATTTACTTTATGTGACTGTCTTTGTATTTGAGTAATTTTCACAATCTTATGTGCATACTCAATAACTCTTTCCTCTGCAACTAAACTGTTATAGTCTGTGGTTCTCTTGGCAAGCTGTATATCCGAGAGCAAAGGTACGCATATCTCGGTATCTTTACTACGGGATTTGTTTAGACTAGGTTTAGTTATACTAGGCAAAGTAAGTGTACTCATACCATCTCTAGCACCTTGATAAACAGCTTCAATCATATCGGCTTTTTTGTCTTTAAGTTTATCAATCTGCTTTAATAAGCGTTCGTTAGTGGATTTAAGTTCCTTAACTTTATCGCTTTCAGCTTCGGCTATAAGAATAGCTAAGTCTTTACTTGTTTGATTTTTCGGCATATTGTTTCTCCAGATTAACAAGCCAATGTCTTACTCTGGAGTATGATACTTCAAAGTTAAACTCTTTAGCTAGTATTTCACTAACTACACGAGCGTTGGCTTTAGCACCTTCTTGAGCAACCCTGTTAGATAACTCGTCAATGAACGGCTTAGCTTCATCTGGTAATCGTTTATACCAAGATGTAGTTCCACCTACGGATTTAGCAGTAGCTTTATTTAATAAAGCATCTACGTTGTAATTTATCTTTATATCTTTCATACGATAATCATACCATATGCAAATGCATATGCATAATTAAATAAAAAAATATATGCATATGCATATGCATAGTTAAAAATAAAAAAAGGTGTGGCGTAAGGGCGAGTATTGGAGGCACTTATCCCTTACGCTACACCAAGACACAGTTAAGCAGAGAGCAACTTAACTTGTCTTATAGATTAATGTACATTAACCTATATGACTAGAATATTGAGTTGCAAACTCTTTAACTAAGTCATAATCTTCTATAGGTATAATATTGTATCGTTTCATTATACGTATAATTTCAGCCCTTCTTTCACTAGGCATACCAGAAGTAGGATTACCACTACTATCAACACCAACAACTTGTTGGTCAGTAACCCATACTCTTGGTTCATCTTGTTTAGATAACCACTCAAGTGCTTCCAAGTCTATGTTGTTAGCACCATATTTACCAAGCTCATCAATAGCTGTATCATCATATTTGCCTTCTTTAGCAATTATTCTAATGTCGCCATTGTATCCTTCTAGTTCAGTAGAATAGCCAACATACCCAGCAATACTTGAAGCTGGTAATATGCGTACTATTTCTCTAACTTCATCATCACTCCAACCCATTGAGCCAGAACAATCTATCAACATAGAGCCACCAGCAACTTTCTTTCTACGAGTAAATACTTTCTTGTCTGTGATTATTCTATGTACTTTACTTGGCTTTACACCAATATCACTAGACTGTTTATGCAGTTTCATTTCTGCAACTTTATCACGTCTATTAGGTACAAACTTTCTTAGTCTTGCCTTGCCGTGAAAAGCATTACCCCAACCAGAACGAAATAGATTATCCTTGAAGTTTTCATTAGCTTCCTCAAGTATCTTTTGAGATATACTATCATCTAGCCAACTAGGAAGTAACATCTCTGGTAATTCTACATCTTCATCTTTCTCTTTCTTTTCTAAGTTGTTCCAGTAATCTCTGCTGTATTTACTAGCATCTTCATCTGCAATATCCTCGAATAGATTAGTTTTATCTTGACTAGGCATACCCTTAGTTACTTGATTATATTTAGCATCAACTTGTCTTTTAATATGTTCATTATTTGCTAAAAAGTTACCATAAGATATTTTCTTAATAACATTTCTTACATTATCTCTAGTCAATTTTCTATTACGTTTTCTATCTAAGACATTGAAAGCATTGTTAATACACATAGCTAAAGACTTCAAATCACTATGAATAAACATCATATCTGTGTAGTTCATATGTCTTGAAGCTAATGGATTGTTTTGTTCAACGTACTTATACAAGACAATTTGTAAAGCATCTCCAATAGATACCCCATAATCATCAAGACTAAGCGTCAATACTTTATGATAAATCTCATTTAGTTTTTGTGTGTTTTCAATACTGTTCTTGTAAACATAGTCAGTAATATAATCACAAGACTTAGTTCCATAATAAGATTGTTCTACCCACGATTGAAAGTAACCGAAGTTTTCATAAATATATTTATGAATATCTTTATGTGGTATGTTCTTGTAATACATATTGACCAATGTATACAAAGCAGACAACATTTCTCTACTCTCGTAATATGGAAATCTAAAATTGGAATTGTAGTAAATATCCCATAAAGGGTGTAATTGTCTTTTCTCCCAATTTCTCTCTTTAATAACATCTCGCTGTATCCAATGAATAGCTTGCCATCTACTAGCTAATCTTTCTGCAATAGGAACAGCGTATTCATTAGTAACTTTATCAAAGTTACGATACTTAGAGTTCTTAAAGAGCTTAGCTTGTGCAAGAGCAGTAAACTTTTCTAACCTTCGTTCCCTTTCATCACTAGCTTTGTGAATAATGGGTACGACATTTTTGTTTATAAGTCCTTTAACTGACCTTACATCACTAATCTTTTTAGCTACATTTCCACTAGATTGTAACGCTAAGTTAGGTAATACTTCCTTAGCGTGTGCTTTTAACTCTCTCTTTTTGAATAGCATTATTCATCACTATCTTCATCAGAAGAAGCTACCAATAAAGCATCAACAATATCCTCGTGGTTATCTACAAAGATTGTTTTAGCTGCGATATTAACATCAACTTCTTTGTCAAGTAGTTGTCCAAAAGCAACCCACTTACGAACAGAGAACTTACCATCATTGTAATCGTTGTACACAGAACGTAACTTGATAGGTAAAGCCTCCAATGCTTTAGGGTGTACTTTATCAATGTTTATCTTGACAGGAAATCTATCAAGTAAAGCTGGTGTCAAATCATCAGGCATTCCGTTCATAGTTGCAACAACTTGAAAGGAAGGCTGTGGTCTAACAGTTTCTTTTCTCTTGTTCGGTAGTGTGAACTTTGCGAACTCTGGGTCGTCAAGAAGGGCGTGTAAGAATGACATCACATCTACACCAGCGTGGTCAATCTCATTGATAACAAGTCTTGCACCATCTTTCCAAGCCTGTATACCAACGCCATCTAGCCAATCCATACCACCAGTTTCATTAAGAACATAGTGTCCTAACAACTCACTAGCACTACTATCTTGTGTTAGTGTTGTGTTGTAAGTTTCTCTTCCCTCTAAATTAGCTGTGTTTGCTTGATATGTTTTTCCTGTACCAGGTACTCCATACAGCAATATTCTTGGTGTATTACCAATGATTGCATCAAACAAATCCCAGCATATACTCTCTTTCTCACTCATTGTTTATTATTCCTCCTCTGTTGAACTCTTGCCCAACATCTTTTCTATATCAGAAATAAAATCGGAGTTGAGTTTCTCCTCATCTATTTCACTCCATTCCTTTAGGAACTGTTCTACATTTTCCATATTGACACTTGGGTTTATCCAAGATATCTCTGGAATATTTGGTAAAGCATTGATAGCTTCAGCAGGTATGTCTACAAAGACAGTTGCATACTTCTTATCCATTTCTTTACCAGACTTACTTTTAATAATTACTTCCAACATAAGTCGATAGTGTAACTCGGTAGGTTTACCTTGCTTGTGATAATGAGGCATAGCGAGTGTAACAATAGCAGGAAACCTACTATCAGCTACTTCATCTGCATCTTTATATTCAGCACTATCATCAATGGTTTCATCTAAGAAACCTTCTCTTATTTGTCTGTTGTAATTATTCTCAATAGCCAAGCCATTGAGATAAGCAAGTATAGGAATTGTGATTGCACAACTCTTTAGTCTTTCTGTTACTTTCTCTACATCAGCAGGAAAGCCTTCTATACCAGAAAACTCACTCATTATTCCTCCTCTCTAACTATTCTTGCGTATAACTTTACAGTTTTAGTTTTTCTGTATGCAGAAATTTTAAACTGCAATGTTATGTTATCTGTTCTAAGTAACTTTATAGCCCAGTATCTAGACATACTACTTAACGTATTTGCTTTTTTAGTGTAGTCATCACCTACATACTCGTGTATTTGAAACCAATCATTAGGATTAGCTTCTAGTAACGAGATAGTTCCAGCAGTATAAACAGTAGTTTCTCTATGAAATACCTCTGCTTCAGTTACTTTTCTTGGTTTAAAAGGGATTGTATCTCCCATTATTCCTCCTCTTCTTTTTTATTATTGTCTGAACAACAAGTACATTTCTGTATTATTTGGAACTCCTCTGGATATTTTTCCTTATAGTCGTTTAGACATTTCGTACATAGAGCATAGCTTCCGTGTATAAACACAGGAACTTGCTCTTTATCTTTGATTACTTCAATCTGTGCATTACAGAAATCACAAACCCAGAAGTCATCTGCAATTCCTGTATCAATCAAAGTATCAAATACATTTTCATTTTTACCATTTTCTTTATAGAAAGTTTCTCTTTCTTTTCTATCGTTTTGTCTGTGTAGTACAGGCTTTTCAACAATGATGTTCACTACGCCGTACATTATTCCTCCTCCTCTTTTTCTTTATTAATAACATCAACAACTTTATTAAAGTCAATAGCTATTATGTTAGTTTCGTGTCTATTGCACCATACTTGTAAGCCGTATGCTGTCCAACCTGCTTGTTGGCTAGACCACTCAGCAGGAGATACCCCTTTGGGTAGTTCTACTAAGCATTTCTTACAATGAAAGAAAGATACAATATCACATTCTTTTACATCAGGCATTATTCCTCCTCGCCTAGTTCTTCATTTATAACAGTATTAATCTCATCTAATCTCTCTGATAAACAAGGTTCTACCATACAAGTTTCTTGATTTCCATTATGACAGAACTCTTGATAACCACCATTTGGATAGTCAAAGTCTACGACAAATCTGCCGTGAGTTACATTAGGCATTTTTACTCCTCTCTATATAGTCCTTATAATGAAGCCTGCACACCATATACATAGCGTTCTTACGCTTTCTAGGGTGTGGTATTAGTTCATATGACCTAGTAACATCAGTATCACACGTACTAATTGCACATATAATAGGCTTCATTATTCCTCCTCTTGTTTAGGTGTGTCTTTAAATACATCAGCTAGGAATTTATCAACAGCATCTTTAGCCATATCATTACCATTACTCGCCATTACATTAGCAATAAGACTTGGATTACCTACTGACATAACATCAGGCATTGATGAATAAACAGATTCGATTAATAACATACCAGCTTTATTCATACTGTCTTCATCTAACAAACTTCTAAAGACTTCGTCAGTAAAACGATTATCATTTAAAGCATCTGTTAGTGCTTTACCCAAAGCTATGTACCCATTAATAACAGCCTGTTGCCAGAAACTTTCCCAGAACTGTGTGAATGCTATGACAGGACTTTGACCTTCTATAATAGCTTTCTTTTGTTCTATGTTTTCACTTTCTTGATGTACTGTTATAGCATTGAAACCATACACAGCCATACCAGGTAAAGGAAAGAAAGTAGCTATATCATCATAACCATACTCATCTTTCATCTTTTTAACGTATTCATTTTTTTCTTGTTCATCACGTTCGCTCATAGCCATTAGATGAACCTCCTCTCATCTCGTTTAACATTACTTCTTTTGACAGTTTGATATCCACAAGTTCTACACATCACTCTGTGATACACAGAGGATTTGACATTTGCTTCTATCATTAGTCGGAGATATGTACCTTTACGACACATATCACATACCATTTCCATAGCTCTCCTTTTCTATATAAACAGCGTGGTGAACACAACAACTAGATATAGTGGTTAGATAGAGTGTTGCTGTATGCACCACGCTATCTATACTTTCAGTACACAACAGGGCAGTAATGTCCTACTTGTATAGATAGCTATATTCGTAGATATTTTGTATAACGTTTACTTTTACTTTGCTATATAGATAGCTTGTAACACACAAGTATGAGATAAATAACTTCGTGTATGCCTTAGTTCGTTATCATACTTCGACCAGTCTAAGCGAGAGGTTATTTAGTTCTATCTTATGTGTTACAAGCTACCTACACCAGAGGTTAGTGAGTGTTAAGTACGAAAGGAAACAATACAAAACCTCTGGTATGGTTGTGTGCTATTGCTAGTACACAGTAGATAGCTTTATGCTCTGCACATTTCACACTTCCTCCAACTATCTTTTACAGAAGTTGGTAATGCTATGAAACATACAATACAAAACTTATCATCAGTTTCTACTATAAGAGTGTCATAACGATTAGGTTTCCATTGAGCATCTGTAACAGCGTTGATATTCTGTGGCTTGTGTTCACAGATACAATCACAATCAGAATAGTCATAACTAATCTCATCATCAGTAACAGTTAGTCTGTCGCATTTACAACAGGAACACTCGTGTTGTTCATAACTCTCTTGTCTTTCCACGTTGTCAATGACTTTGTCTATATCCTTGTTACAAGTGGAACATACTTTCTGTCCTACTCTTGTAGTAGCTTCACAATGGCGACAAGTCCATAAGAACTTCTCTCCATCAGGGAACGATTGTTGTGGCTCTCTTGAGCCAGACAAGTCTGGTACATTGGTATCTATAACCACAGGTACATCGTTCATCTTGTCATAGCCTATAAGCGTTCTCTTTGTTCTAGGAACACTAGGCTTTCTATATCTTTTACTCACTATATCTATCCTTTCTCTATATATATACATAAAAATGCATACAAGCCACAAAAATTTTGCGACGAAATTATTTTGCAACTTTGAAATTTTTTCGCAATTCCTTAGTTATTACGAAATGACTTGACATTTTTCGTTTATCTTTGATGCATATATTTTTGCATAGTATATTAAATTTTTTTTTTCTTGTTTATTTATACATATATCTTTTATGTGTGACTGTATATAGGTAGAGAATTGTTATATTGCCCTCGCTCTGTATGACGAGAAATAATTCCCGTATCAGACCATCGTTCTTTAATCTCGCAATGGTTGGTTAAGTGTGGTGGTGGGTGGGTGTCGGGGGTGGGCGACAAATTTTTTTATGTAGAAAGGTAGATGTAAGGGGAACACCTACCTAACTACAATTTTTTATAGTATAGACATATCGGGGAATTCTGATAGTAGTCTTACTGTACTGCTTAAGTCGTTGATAGTTAAGTCAATACCAACGCCTTTCCATTTAAGGTATGAAGGCTCTAGATATACGCCTTCGTTTGATAAAGCTATGGCTCTATCATTGATTTCTTTTAACGTACCTTCGATTTGAAAATCGGATTGATGTACGTTGTCCTCTCTTATAACGTTGAATGTTATTACTATCGGTTGCATAGTTTCCTTTCTTTGTTGCTTTAGCAACAAGCGTTCGCTCGAAAGCGAACGCTCGATTTAGATTGCTTACTTACGTCTGTTGTAAGTAGATTTGGATTTTGATTTAGATTTCTTATCTCCCCAAGAATTCATTGTGTCTTTGATTTCTTGAAGTGTACGAACTTTACCATTGGTAGTTTCGTTGATAATATCTTTACCAAGCTCATCAAGTAACGCTTTAGGTAATTGTCCTTTAGCAGTTAGTTTGAATTTACCTTTCTTTAGCAACTGTGGTGCATTATCCAAGATATCCATAAATTGCATTATGGCTTGATAACTACCACTAGGGATTTGTTGTAAAGAATTAGGAACAATTAGTCCCATTTCTTGACGTCCTATCCAGTAAGTAAATTTACCAGTTTTAGGGTCTATTAACTTAGCACCAGCAAAGGGTGTGTTAGTAAACGATTGTCCTAAGTAGTGCTTAGGAATTTTTTGCCACTCACTCATTTTTTTCCTTTCTATATAGTGATATGTACTTATAACTCTCTAACCTAAATTATTAAAGAGTTACAAATAAAAAAGGCACCGTGCTTTTTTAAGTTGTCAAATTTATTTTGTATCCTATTGCGTTTGTGGTTGTGGAAATATTTGCGAGGAGAAATGCTAAACGCATTTCGGGGGGCATAAATATTTATAAGCAAACACCCAGCATATTGCAAAACAAATTTTACTACTTCCGAAAAGTATGGTATACCGACAATTTGAACTCTTTTTCCATTGGCATTGAGAATTAAGTTATTCTATCCTACTAGCCAATCTAGTGGAAGTAAGTTAAGCCCTTCTTATTCGCAAGTTTATTTTAACAACACTATATATACGCGAATAGTCTAGAGATTATGTATCGTTTCTAACCAAAGGCGTCTGTTTGTACGACAAAGAACGACATAGTAGTAATTAAGTTAAGTAAATAGTTCCACACGAGTTCGATACGAGTGTGTTTGGAAACAATGGATATAGTGATAAAAGGAGTATGGGGTAATGCGTTCACGGCGAGTGCTAACCGAAGGGGTGGGTGTGTTAATTATGTAAGTAGTCAATAAATTACTGGCAATTTCCTCTACATAAAAAAAAGAAACCTAGTTACCTATAAGTTGTAATAGAAACTCTATTGCTAGAGTAAGTTACAGGTTACAGTTATTGAACAATCAAATAAGTAACTAAGTTCCTAATGTAGTATTTTAGCATACTTACCAGTAAAAAGTAAGTTAAAAAACTTAATTTTTATAGTGCGATTGGGGGGTGTCTTTTCGTGCAATAGCGGACATATACGCCGAGCGTAAAAAAAAGATTTGAGTTCCTAACTTTCGAGAGTCCTTGGGTACTGACTTTGTGGTAATCCCAGTCCATCTAGGTAGATGCAGTCAGCTTTTTGCCGTCCGATAGCTCTTACCTGTAACTCTGTAGTTATTAAAAACTATTTGTATAATTCACTATAGTGCTATACTGATTTTAATACAAGTTACAGGAGGATAAATGATTTACAAACCATTACCTACAGGATTTATTATTAAGGATAGTCCTATACACGGCAAGGGTATATTTACAGAAAAAAAGATAACAGATACAGAAACATCATTAGGCATAACGCACGTATTCGTACAGGATGACAAGTTTCTTTATAGAACACCACTAGGTGGTTTTATTAACCATAGTGATAATCCTAATTGTGAATTACACAAGATAGGTGATGACCCACAGTTAAGAACAAATCATTTGTTTGCTAAAAGAACCATTAAACCTGGTGAGGAGATAACAGTTAAATATACTATGTATAGAGTGGAGGACACAGATGTTTAATTTTGATGAGCAATATTCTATTGGGCAAAAAGGTGAAGAGTTAGTTAAGAAATATTACGAATCACAAAAAGATGATGGTAAAACAAAATTTATTGTAAGGGATGCCCGTAGAGAAGAGCAATTAAAAGGTGCTGATTTCTTTATTATTAATAATGAACTTGGCACGAGGTATGTTGAGGTAAAGACAGATACGCAGGCACAGGATACAAACAATGTAGCACTTGAAATACAAGTAGTGTATGGGGATACAAAACGCATTGGGTGTGCATTGAAAACATTTCCTGACTTTCTGTTTTACTGGATTTACCCAACAAACCGTATCCTTTACTGGAATCCAGAGAGTTTAATTCCATACATTATGGACTGGGTTATCGAAGATAACTACAGGATTGTAGATGCTCAAAATGAAAAATTTTTTTCACGCTCTTTGATAGTACCTATAAGCGACTTACTTGCGACTGGGGTTGTCAAAGAACTGAACGTAAGTTATCACTTATTGGAGTCTGTAGCTTAAGGAGGAAAGCTAGGTAAAGGAGGAAAACCTAGCAATCCCCCTGCTATTATTATAGAATGCGAGAAATAGTTTTATGTCGCAAATGTGGTAAACCACTTAAAATATTTCCTAAGAATAAAAAATGTGTTAATCTTATTTGTATAAATTATAACGTTTCTATTCGAAGGAGAAATAATGCCAATAAACAAAAAAGGTATGAAAAAACGATACAGCACGAAGAAGAGTAAAAAAGGTTCTAAGAAGTACTAATGGCTGGCAAAATAAAAAAAGGTGAAAATATTTTTAGCAGACCAAACGTGCTAAAGAAATGGGCTATGGATTTATCTGAAGCCTGTGGCTCTCAAATTATAAATAAGAAACCAAATGTTTCTAACATAGATGCTTTAGTTGAGAAATTTGTAATTGACTACAATCATAATATGGAAATGTTAAATGGCAAAAAAACCAGCAAGAAAACCGATTAATGCTGCGACTAAAGCTACCCTTCAAAAGAAGGCAGAAAACTCAAAGTACACTTATGGGCAACTTGCTGCTGTCTACAGACGAGGGCAAGGTGCTTATTTATCTAGTGGTAGCAAATCTTCTAGTATGGCTGCTTGGGCTATGGGTAGGGTAAATAGCTTTATTAGAGGTGGACATTCTCAAGATAATGACCTAAAGAAAAAAGGTAAGAAAAAAAGTGTCAAGAAAAAAAAGTAAACGTAAAGTTCCTTATGAAAAAGGAGTTCCTTCTAAGTATTTAAAAAATAAAAAAAATCCTAAATCTAAAGTTGCTGCCGAGATTAAGAGGACTGCTAAACTTTATAAAGAAGGTAAATACATAAATTTAAAAGCTGTACAAAAAAGTAGAGCAGTTAGGAAAAAGAAGTAATGGCACACGATGCACGTAAAAAGGCTATGTTAAAAAAACACGGACTATCAGGTGTCAATAAACCAAAACGTACTCCTAAGCATCCTAGTAAATCTCACGTTGTTTTAGCACAAGAAGGTCATAAAATAAAGTTAATTAGATTTGGTCAGCAAGGTGTTAGAGGTGCAGGTAAAAATCCTTCATCTGCTAAACAAAAAGCTAGACGTAAAAGTTTTAAAGCAAGACACGCTAAGAACATTAAGAAGGGTAAAATGTCCGCAGCCTATTGGGCTGATAAAGTAAAATGGTAAAAAATATAATCTGTATCGCACCTGACTGCGATAAACAGTTACCTGAAGGCAAAACTAAATATTGTAGTGATACTTGCTATAAACGTATATCTCAAAGAATACATAGAGCTAAACAAAAAGGAGAAACCTATGAAGTACCTGTTAAAGAAATTAATCAACCTAAATCTGCATCTGTCCGTAGAGGTTCTTTGTATGACAAGTTTAGGAATGATGGTTATGCTTCTGAACTTATAAAAGATTTAATTACTAGAAAAGAAGTTGCTGATGCATTAGGTTGTACAGCAGGACACGTAGCTAGAATGTTAGCAGCATATAGAGAAGATTTAGAAAAAGATATACAGGCAGAGAATTGGGAAGTATCTGATGATGCTAAACAATCTCTTGATGATTTTAAAAACTTTAGAGATAGATACTTTTTAACAGAACAAGGTATACCTTTTGAAACAGCAGACTTTCACCACAACTGGATTAAGTCTATTAACAAAGCATTACTTAATGGTGGACAACAAATGATACTAAGCCCACCACGACACGGTAAAACAGAATTGTTAATTCACTTTGTTATTTGGCTTATCTGTAGAAATCCTAACATAAGAATTATGTGGGTAGGTGGTAATGAAGATATTGCTATGAACTCTGTTATGTCTGTTATGGATACATTAGAACAGAACGAAAAACTTAAAGAAGATTTTTGTGGACCAGGTGGTAGCTTTAAACCAGCAACACGTGCAGGTAAGATGTGGTCAAGAAATGGTTTTACTGTATCTACAAGAACAGTATCAGGTATTAAATCTCCAACAATGATTGGTATTGGACGTGGTGGCAAGATACTTTCTCGTGACTGTGACTTAATTATTGCAGATGACATTGAGGACCATAGCTCTACTATGCAACCTGCATCAAGAAACAATACAAAAAATTGGTGGACTACAACATTAGGTTCTCGTAAAGAGGAACATACAGCTATGGTTCTTATAGGTTCAAGACAGCACCCAGATGATTTGTATTCTGCAATATTAGACAATGAGGCTTGGGATACAATAGTTGAAGAAGCACACGATTCAATGTGTGCATTACCTGAACTAGATGAAGAAGAACACGTAGATTGTATGCTATGGGGTAGTAAAAGAACTTTTAAATGGCTAATGAACCGTAAAAGAGATTCTATGACTACTGGTGGTTTAAAGAATTTTGAAATGGTATATCTTAATAAAGCATTTAGTGAAGCTGCAAGATTGTTTAATCCTGAACAAATATCTAAATGTTACGATATCAATATGCCTTTAGGTACAATACCTTCTGGTTCTTATTTAGTTGCAGGACTTGACCCTGCTGCTACAGGTTATCAAGCAGGTTTCTTATGGGCAGTAGAAACTAAAGCTGGTGAAATTAATATGACAATGGTTGATTTAGACAACAACTTAGGTGGTGGTCTAGATGAAGCATTTGAATTAATTAAAAAATGGTGGGATATGTATGGTTGCTACCATTGGGTAATTGAAGAAAATGGATTTCAAAAAGCAATAAGACAAGATAAAACTATTAAACAGTTTTGTAATGTACAAGGTATAAAGCTAGAAGGACACGAAACTCATAAAAACAAATGGGATGAGAGATTTGGTGTTACTTCATTAGCACCTATGTTTAATGAACAATTAATTACATTACCTTATATGGATGCTGAAGCTCAAAGTAAAACAACATTGTACACAAAACAATTAACTTACTTTGCATCTAAAGGTAAAGGTGGCAGAGGATACAAGTCTGATATTGTTATGGCAAGTTGGTTTCCAATGAAAGTTATTAGAACCTTGACAAAACTAACTCACGCTGATATGGGAATTGACTACACTCCTAGCTTTGAAGGTTATAATAGTGTAGAATGGAATGAAATACCCTGGAGATAAATGAAACCTCAAGACATAATTGAAAGAGCTATTCATCTTAAAAGAATGCACGATGATTCTTTAGTAGATAGAAGTAGATTCAGAGCAATATTAAATGGTGGCGAAGATGGAATTAGACAATTACTAGGTCCAGGATTAGATAACAATGAAGCATATACAATACCTGCTCCAAACTTATTGCTATCTGCATTAGATAGACTTTCTCAAAAAATAGGTAAAGTACCTTCTTTAGATGTACATATTACAAATGCAAGAGATTCTGCAAGAAATAAAACTAAGAAAGATAAATTAGAACGAATTATTAGTGCATACGATAAAATGCAAAGACTAGAGTTACAGCTACCACAAGTAGCTAGATGGTTACCAGGTTATGGTTTTGCTGTTTGGGTTATAACATCTAAGCCAGATGCTAATGGAAATATGTATCCTTGTGCCGAACTAAGAAATCCATATGATTGTTTTCCTGGTTATTACGGTAATATGCAAGAACCACAAGAATTAGCAATTATACAAAAAGTACCTGTAAAGAACTTAATAGCAATGTATCCAGAATTAAAGAGCTGGTTTGAAAGTTCTGATGATGAAAAAGATTCTTTTGATAGTTATAACTTAAATTATACAGATGACGGTAGTTGGGAAAACTCTAACGAGAATGGTGATGTAATTCTTGAGTATATGAATATAGAAGGTACATACGTTGTACACGTTGCATCAAAGAAAATTGTAGATTTTGTACCTAATCCTCTTAAATCAGGACCAGCATTTGTTATTGCAAAAAGATTTAGTTTTGATAGATTGCAAGGACAGTTTGACCAAGTAGTAGGACTTATGGCATCTATGGCAAAGATAAATATTTTATCTGTAATTGCTATGGAAGACGCTGTCTTTACTGAAACTAACATAGTTGGTGAAATAGAATCAGGACAATATAGAAAAGGCAGAAATGCAATAAACTATTTAACACCAGGTTCTCAAGTAGTAAAACCTACAACTAACCTACCATATCAGTTGTTTGAAGCTGTAGGTAGATTAGAAAGGCAACTAAGAGTTGTTGCTGGATATCCAGTTCAGGACGATGCTATATCACCAAACTCATTTGTAACAGGTAGAGGTCTGGAAGAACTGGAGTCTGGCGTAGGTGCAATGGTAAATGAATACCACACAATATTAGAATATGCTTTACAAGAAGTAGATTCTAAAAGACTTGAGTTAGATGAAGTATTATTTGCTAATAACAGAAAACCTATATCAGGTACATACAAAGGTGCTGCTTTTTCTGAAAGCTATACACCTTCAACAGATATTGATAAAAACTATGTAACAAGAAGAAAATATGGTGCTATGGCATCATTTGACGCTCCAAATAAAATTGTTACTGGTTTACAGTTATTACAAGCAGGTATCATTGATAGAGAAACTATGCAACAAGAAATGGATGGTTTAGAAAACTTAACTCAAATCAATGAAAGAATTACAAAACAAAGAACAGAAGAAATTCTATATCAAATGTTATTACAAAATTCCCAACAAGGCGATAAAGCAGCAATGATGGCTGTAGTAGAAATATATAACAGTCCAAAACAAATGGGCAGTATTTTAGATAAATACTTTACTGCTCAAGGTGAAGAACCTAGTCCTGAAGAGCAAGCGTTAATGCAAGCTGCACAACAGCAACAAGCACAAGCTCCTCAAGGTCCACCTAACTTAGCAGCATTACTAGGAGGTGCAGGTGGCTGATATTAATCAAGAATTTGCAAAAATAATAGCTTCTAACTTTACAGCAGAAGAACAACCTATGTGGGAAGAAGCATCTGAAAAATTAGAAACCAACCAACAGTTTGATGTAAGTAAAGTTATAGACATCTTGACAGTTGCATATATACCTATGGTAGGAAGAATAGATATATTAATTGTTCCTGATGACTTTGAATATGGAGAAGATTATGGCACGAGGAATTAAAAGAAGATACTTATCTGAATCTTATGGTGAAGGTAAAGAGTTAGAAGAACAACAGCGTGCTGCTGAAATGTTTAAACAACCTACGGATACTGTAGAAGTACAGCCTGAACAAGCACCAGTTCCACCTAGAGTTGATGCTTTACCTATTGGTAGACCTACTGAAAGACCAATGGAGTCTGTAACATCAAACAATTTAAATAAGTTTGGTCAAGGTTTACAAATGGATAGAAACTTTATACTAAGACAAATGTATGCAGTATTACCAAGTGAGGATATTTTAGCATTAATGGATGATGGTATTTAGGAGTAAATATGGCGTGGGAGTGGAGCTTTACATCACCATATCAAGATGCTCTTGATTCTGACTTTGTAAAGCAAAGAAAACAACAAGCACAAGAACTTAGAACTTTTTTTTCTCAAAACAATATAGCTGAAAACTTAGCTGGTATATCACAACAATATGGTTATCTACCACGTGATGTTCAAGTTGGTGCTGCTATGGTTGGTTTGACAAAAGAAAGTCCAGAGTTTACTTCTATTATTGAATCTTATTTAGATAAAGAAAGAAGTTGGTGGGAAGGTGTTAAGGCAGCAACAAGAGGTGCTGTACGAGGTGCTTTTGTTGGTATGGAATCTGCTAGCCAATTTGTTAAAAGATATGGTACTGCAGGTATGCGTTATTATTCTAAGAAACAACAAAACCCTTTATTATTTTTTAGTGGTATTGGTACTGCAGCAGCTTTAATAAATCCTGATTACTATAACGAAGTTAAGAATGTATTTAAAGAAACAGGTCCTACATTAGCTGGTAGAGCATTTAAAGAAATAAGTAAAGGCAATAGAGTTAATTTAGGAGAAGGATATTTTGGTAATTCTACATTAGCTGAAGATACAGAAGTTTATAAAGAACTTGTTGGTAGAGGTGCTGATGCAGAGCAAGTTAGAGAAATAATACAAGAACAATTAGGAACACCATTATCACAACAAACTATTGATGATAGGGAAAGAGCTGCTATGTCTTATTCTGGTAGAAGAGGCACAGTTAAGTTATCTCCTGGTCGTGTTGCTGCAGTAGAAATATTTGAACCTGGAACAAAAGCATTTAAGTTTATGTCAGGTCTTATTGATGGTGCATACACAATATTTACAGACCCTTCTACTTATTTTGGTATGGGTTTGTCTAGAGCAGGAAAAGTTGCAAGAACATACAATCCTACAGTAGTAAATCAAGGTGGACTTATAAATAAAGCTGTAAGAGCTACTGTACATCAACCTACTGCAAAAGAATTTATAAATAGCAGAGTAGGTACAGATATTGCAGACTTACTAGCTAAGACAACTACTTATGATGAAGTTGAAATAATTCTTAAAAAGAATGCTCGTGAAATGAATGATGGTGCATTATTAATGAGAAATCTTAGAGATACTAAAGATACAGAAACTATTAAGAAATTATTGATTGATGCTATTGAAGATGATTTGAAATTTAACACAAGATTAGATGCAAACTCTTTGTTGTTTAAAGGTAAGTTTTCTAGAGCAGCAGCAAAAGCATTTTATGGACCAGACGTTTCTGCTGTTGGTTTTAAGACAGCAATGAAATTAAGAAATCAAAACAGTAAATGGAATCGATTATTTCAAGAATTTCCTGCTCCTAAATTACACGCTAATGATTTAAACCAAACATTTTTTGAATTAAAAGACTGGATGAAATTTGCAAAAGTAGATGATGATGTTGCTTTTAAAGCACTAGATGATATTGCTAACAGTATTGATGATGAAGTATTAGACAATATAGCTAAAGCTGGTATGAAATCTGGAGACCCTAGACCTGCTAAATTAGCAAATGTTGTAAGAGTACTTGAAGTTTTAGGTGGAGAAAATGGTGTGCTTCCTCATATAGAAAAAAAGTTTATGGCTTTAGAGTTGCCTCCAGAACTTGTAAAAGGTATGAGAAAGTTTATGACATCTGTAGATGAAACAAGAAAATACTTTAGAGGTGCATTTGGAGAAGAATGGTTTCAAGGACAAAAGCTAGATGTACTAGATAATTTTGGTAATGATGTTTTATCATTGCAGCTTAATCTTGATGAAGCACTAAAAGTAGTAGAAAAGATTGCAAGTAATGCAGGTATTAAAAAATCTGTAATGGGCAATATGAATAAAATTTTAAAAACTGCTAAAGAAGATTTATCAAAAAGAGTAAATGATTCACCTGGTACTGGTAATACTTCTGCTGGATGGGCGCAGTTTGCTGATGATGGTTTTGAAGTATCTACTGCAGGTGATGACTTTGGAAAACAATTTTCTGCATTTAATGCAAAATTTTTAGATGGAGATTCTGTAGAACTTAAATGGGCAAAGGCTAAAGGTTACGACAGCATAGAACAAGCAAAAAGAAATCCTGCTGTAGATTCTGATGGTAGACCACTAGAAAATTTTAATTATTATCCAGAGTATAAAAAAATATGGAATGCTTGGGCTGATGAAAACCCAGACCTTATTGAACAGTTAGCTATAAAAGCTCAAGGTAAAAAATTAACAGATAAATTTGCTAATACAAATAACAATCAAGCTAGAGCATTATCAGAAATAATTAATGAAAGATTTGGAAAACAAAAAATAAAAGATATAAAAGCTGAAGGTAATCCTATAGCTATGAATAATAAAGTTAAAAATAGAGATAACATTATTTACAACAAAGACACTACAACTTTAGATATGATTATGTCTGGTAAAAGAACTCATACAACTAGAACTCTTGCAGGTTATGGTTCATTAGCACCAAGAGTTGGTCAAATAAGATTAATGCAAGATAAAAATACTGGTAGACAAGTTATGGTAAGAATTACTGGTATTAATAAACTTCCAGATGATTTATTTGTAAATCCTGAATTAGAAGATTTAGCCAGAGAGTTAGCTAAAAAAGAAGGATATACATTTGAATTTTATCAAACTGCTATTAGTGGTAAATTGCAAAGACAAAAACAAAATAGACTTAGAGGTAGTTTAAAACCAGAAAATGAAATGGTAGGTGTTGAGTACGAACTTGCTAGTCCTACAAATATTGTAAAAGACCTAGATAATGTAGCTAGTATTGGTGGATTGAAAGATGAATTTCTAGAAATGGTAGAGCCTGCTGCAACTATAGATAGGCTTACACCAGAAATGGATATTGTTGTAAAAGAAATAAATAGTGGTGGTCAAACAGGAGTAGATTTAAATGCATTAGAAATAGCATCTGATTTAGGTATTGCTACTGGTGGTAAAGGTATGCCTGGATTAACTGTAGCTGACCAGATAATGGGTAGGTATGACCATCAACAAGGTCAATTAATGAAGTACAACGTACAAGATACTACTGAAGATATATTGATGGATTTAAAAAATGATTTATCAAACCTTATGCATAGGATTGCAAAGCATAATGAAGGTGTAAATTTTAAATCTACATTTGATGAATCAAGATTAACACCTGCAGAAATTGCAGCCTACAAAGCTATACAACAAAAACCATTTGACCAAATGTCAAAGATAGAAGTAGATAGACTTAGAGCAATAGAAATAAAAGCAAAAGGTGGATTTATAAATCAAACTTTAAGTAAAGATGCTAAAAAATCTATTGATGAATATATAAAGAAATTTAAAACTGGTGCAGAAGGTGGACTTCTTTATAAACAATATAAACTAGAAGATGAGATAGCTGACTTAACAAAAGAGATAAAACTTAGAAAAGAACAAGCATTAAAAAAAGGTGTAATATCTGTTAATGCTACTGACGAAGAAATACAAGAAGTTCTTAAAAATGGTGAATTAGCTATTTCTGCATTACAAAAATTAAATGTAAAACTTGAAGGAAAAAACTTTAGAGGTCAAACTCAAGATGGTAAAAGAATTAGAGAACGAGCTATACCTTCTAAAGAGCTAGAGGGTTTACTTGAAGAAGGTAAAGATTTAGACCAAACAATTTTAGATTTACAAGATAAAGCATCAATATTTAATTTTATTGAAAATCCTAGAATATCTTATTACTTAGGAACAGAGCCTGGAGTACCTCTTAGTAGAAAAGGTGTAAAAGTAAAAGAATATAAATTTGGTGAAGCAGACTTAGGAATTGCACCTGACGAAGATAAAGCAAAGTTAGCAGAAAAAGCAGGATATACACTTTCTAAAGAAGATTTAAGACAACCTTCTAAAAGGGTTATTGAGTATGATGATTTTGATATAGATGGATATGTTGAATCAGTAGAAGAAGGTGGATTATATATTGCTTCATTGCAAGCTAAGAAATTAAAAAATGTAAATGAATTAAATCGTATACGTGAAGTAATGAAATACAAAGGTAAAGACGCTGATAGATATCTAACACTTACTGATGAAATAAGAAAATTAGAAACAGGTGATATAGGTTCTATGAAACCCGACGCTAGATACTATGCCAAGAGAACATCTATGAACGTTGATAACACAGATGCAACAATAGTTTTGTTTAGTAAAAAAAACATACTGCAAGATATAGGAACAGCTAAAACTATATTATATGCATCTAGGGGTAAATGGGTTGGAGCAAATTGGAAAGCAGAAATAACTAAAAATATTGATAAATATAAAACTGGTGTATTTGCTAAGACTTTAAATAAACCATTAATAATTATTGATATGGATAACCCAACATTAACTGATGAGTTTATAGAACAAGCACAAAAACTTCTTAAAGGTAAAAAGGTAAATGTTGCTGGTCCTAGAAAGTTTACAGATAAAGAATCTATAGAAAGAGTACTAAGACCTTTGTTAGTTAAAAGCAAAGTTCCATTTACTAAAAAGAAAGCTGGTAAAAAATTATTAAAAGAATCTAAAGTAACTCCTCAACAGATATTAGATTTCTTTCAAGAAAAAGTACAAGACCAAAGTTTAATGAATGATATTGCTAATTCCCTATTTGAAGAAGCTAATATACAAAACATAGCAAGAGTTAAAGGTAGACCTACTGCACAGTTAGTTGCAGAGTACCTTGCTAGTGATGCTATACCTATGCCTGATGCTAGATTATTCCTTAGAGTATTTAGTCCTGCAAGAGAGTTTTGGTTAAGAGCTGCAGGTAAAGGTAAGATGATACCTCAAAGATTACCTGGATTACAAGAGGATGAATTTATATCATCACAGTTTGAAAAAGAATTAGCTAAACCTCTTAACAGACTTTATGAACTTACAACAATGGAAGATAAGAAGGTAAGTCAAACTGCAGAGTTGTTTGTTAGAAATGCACGTAAACAATTTAAATTAACTAAGAACGAAGAAGAAGGTGTAGTAAGAGAACTTACTGCAGGTTATTTAGGATTACTTGGAGATTCATTTATGAACAAGGCTTGGAAACCAGCAATACTTCTTAGAGCTGCGTGGACATCAAGAGTTGTAGGTGAAGAACAAATGCGTATGTGGATGGATAACCTAGACAATGTATTTAGTCATCCTCTCTCTGCATTTGCTTGGATAATGGGTAAAGATAAAAGACGTTTGTTTAATGAAGTAAGAGGTTATGGAGATGAGGAAGTTGCAGAAAGATTAATAGCTAAAGGTGTATATGACATTATGGGAGATACATTAGGAGATTCTCTTGAAGCACAATCTTCTTTAACAAAATCTCACGGTGGTGTATTAGACCCAGAAGGTTTATCTAGGAAATGGTCTTTTGAAGAAGTATCTATTAATGATGATAAGTTTATACCAGGTGCTGCTTCAGAGTTACTTCAGTTATCTGATGACCCATTAACTGCTGAAATAGCATACAGACTTACTGGATTCAATGGAACATTTAGAGGACAGATAATAGAACAAAAACAATTTACACCACAGAAAGTAAAAAACAATCCTAACAAAATATTTGTATTTGGAGATAACATAGCTGGTACTGGTAAAGGTGGTCAAGCAGTTATTAGAGGTAATCCTAATATTATAGGAATTCCAACAAAACATTCTCCTAGAAAGTTTTTTACTGATGATGATTATGAGGTAGCAGTAGAAGCTATTGATAAAGCATTAGCAGAGATAGATGATGCTAGAGGTTTAGGTAAAGTTATTGTATTACCTAAAGATGGTATAGGTACAGGGAGAGCAGGACCTAAAGACCCTAAAACTGGTAAGTATACTGGTTTAGAAAAACAAGCTCCAAAAATAAATGCTTACCTTCAAAAAAAACTTAAAGAATTAAAAGCAGAAAAAACAGATGCTGTATTAGATGATGTTATGTCTGCTGAAGATGCAATACAAAGTATTAAAGATGATTTCTGGCAAGGACCATTAGACTCCTGGCGTAGAGCTATGACCTATGGAACAGATGAAACTGCTAAATATCAAAAATCTAAAATGCTTACAGATAGAGCAGCAGCAGATGCATACATAGAAGGTTTAGTAGCTAGGTTACATTATAAGACTGGTGGACATTATAAAACATACGAAGAGTTTTCTGATGGCTCTAGAAAGTTGTTAAATGATAGTCAAGCTCCTACACCTGCTGATAGTAGAAGTACATTTGAATCTATAATTAGACACGAAATCACATTTCCTGGTGATGATGAATTAATTAGACACGTTGCTTTTGGTAAGAAAGTACAAGCTGCTAGAGAAGGAGTACCTAAAGGAGAACCTGCTTTATTAAGACTTGGTGTTAAAAAAGATGGAACTATTGATTATGTAACTTGGGGTAGAGGACAAACTATTGATGACCACGCTAAATATAAGAAATGGTTAAGAGCTAAGAATAAAAATGAAAAGACTTATGATGTTGGCCACGTTATGAAGAAGTCTATTCACGATATGAATGCAGAAAGAATTAATAGATATGACCAAGTAATTGAAAGTATGTTTACTGCTTTTATGGCTGTACCTACAAATAGATTATCTCGTTCCTCTGCATTTAGACAATACTACTGGAGATTTATTGAAGAGAATGGTGCTTTCTATGACAATGCATTAAAAGATGAAATTATTGAAAGAGCTAATATGCAAGCATCTAGATGGGTAAAGAATGCTGGTTCTACAGCTAAGAAACTTAAATCAACTAGACAAATTAAAACTGAGGATGGAAGAGTTTTAGGTATAGAAAATATTGCAGAACTAGATGAAGCTGCTAAAGCATATGCATTAACAGAAACAAAAAGACTTCTTTATGATTTAAATAAACGACACGTTGTATCTGATATGTTAAGACTTGCATTCCCATTCGCAGAAGTTTATCAAGAGATTATTGGTACTTGGGGTAGATTAATTAATCAGCAAAAGTTACTAGCTGGTAGAAAAGTACAACGTGTTATTACTGGTGCTAGAAACACTAATGAAGAAGGAGAAGAAGGTTTCTTTCATACAGATGAAATGTCTGGAGAAGAAATGTTCTTTTTTCCTGGAACTGAATTATTAACTAACTGGATGTTTGGAGAAGATGAAAATAGAATTATTAACAATCCAACAACAGGACAACCTATGGAAGCACCTGATGTAAGAGTAAAACTGGAGGGTTATGCTTCATCACTTAATATGGTCGCAGGTAATCCTGTTCCTGGTTTAGGTCCATTAGTTGCAATACCTGCAGGTAAGTTACTACCTGATACAGAACTAATAGACAAACTATTCTTTCCATATGGTAGAGAAGAAGGTTCTGCTTTAAGTCCTTACACATTCTTAGAACAAACAATACCTTCTTGGTTAAAGAAACTATTAGCTATGGGTAGTGCAAGTAGTCCTGATATGAAGAGAACATATGCAAATACATACAAAGATGTTTTAAAGATGTTAATTACTACTGGTCTTTATGATGACTCTACTAAAGCAAAACAACAAGATGCTATGAACAAAGCAAAAGATATTGCTAATAGAATGACTTGGATTAGAGCTGCTGTACAGTTTGCTGCTCCAACAGGTGCTGTAGTTAGATACGAAATAGAAACAACACCAGGTGGTGCATTGTATTTAGACCCAGCAGAATTTAAAGAGAATGACCCAGATGGATATTACTTTGGTATGTCTATATTTGCAGATGCATATTACAGAATATTAGCTAAATACAAAGGTGACCAGTTAGCTGCTACTACAGAGTTTGTTAATCAGTTTGGTATTGACCCATCTGCATTACTTACTTCTAAGTCAAAAGAAATTACAAAGCGTTCATATACAGAAGAAGGTGGTAGATTTACTAGAAGCAATAGTGAAGTATTACAAAGATATCCAAACATTGGATACTATATATTCCCAGATAATCCATTAGATGAGTTTGATTTTAACTCTTGGTCACAATCATTTGCGGATAGAGATAGAGTTGATTTATCTGAAGATGAATATGTTGCAACTATTAGAAATGCACAAGGTAGATTAGCTTACGAATATCAAAGAAGAATGTTATTTGACACACCACAATTCGCTAATGTACCAAGTCAGCAGAAGTTTGAGATGCTTACAGCATTAAGAAACTCATTGAGACAAGAGTATCCTGGATATGGAACTACTTCAACAGTACCAACATCAATGGATGTAGATTCAAAGATAAGAGAATTTCAAGATATGATTGCACAAGATGGCTCAACAAAAGTTAAATTACCTAATGGGCAAAGCCTTGAGATACAGGATTTACCTGCAGTAAGAGGAGCTATAGAGTATTTAGAAGCAAGAGATAGACTATTATCAGAAGCTAGACTTGTATTAGGAAGTAATGTATCATTACAAAGAGAACAATTAAGTGGAGCTAGAGCTGAATTAAGGCGACTATCTCAAGAGTTATTCGCTAAATATCCAGACTTCTACTATGTGTATCTTGATTTATTTAAGTATGAAGTTGAAGAACAATATACAGACGTTACATTTTACGGAGGTAATTCTTAGTGGATAGAGAAGAACAAAAATATCAAGAGTTAGGGTTTACATTAAAAACTATTTTTGATGCTGTTAAAAAAGGATTAATTACATTTGATAGTAAATTAATAGAAGGTTTCTTTGACTCTCCACCGCCTCAAAAAATAATAGAAAACATACTTAAGTTAGTAGAACAAGGTGCAGAAACAAGTGCTATGAAAGCTATAGCTAGCTTTATAGTACCAAATGCTGAAGAAAAAGATAGAAGGAAAAGACTCACTACAGCATTTACATCAGGATTAACTGGACAAGAACCTGAAGAATTATCAGCAAACTTAGATACTGCAGATATTATTGCAGAAGCAGATGCTGAATATGCTAACTATGTTACCAGTACAGTAGATACAACACCTGGTGGTAGAGCTAAAAGAGATTTTCAATTAGGTGCATCATCTAAAGGATTGCTTGATGCTGCATATGCTAAGTATAAAGAAGATGGAGATACAGATGCTTTCTTAGAAGTAGTAACATCTGTTGAGTTAAATAATCTACCAGAACTTACAAGTGATAGTACATTCTACCAAAGGTATGTATCACAATATGCCCCAATGACCTTTTATGGTTTACAAGATGATGTTCAATTATTAAATTATAGAGAAGCTGCAGGTAACAATAAGCTAACTCCTTTGTACAATTATGGATTAGCTCCAGCATTCCTAGCTGGACTAGACCCTAATAAAATATTAGAAATACAAACTAAGTTAATGGAAGCAGGATTTTTGCAACCTGGTACTTATGTTCAAGGAGTTATTGGTGAAATAGGAACACCAGGAGAAGATGCTACTATACAAGCATTGGAAAGTGCATTTAGTTATTTAAATACTAAACCTGAATATGGAATAGATATAGATGACTTAGCAGAGATTAATGCTGCTGCTAATGGTGATGAAGGTGCGTTCTTAGGATTTCTTAGAAATTACTTTGAAGATTCAATAGAAGAAATAAGTTTAAGAGATACTAATCCAATACTTACTGCACCTACATTACTAGCACAAGCAAATCCCGACTTCTTAAAGTTCAATGTAAATCAAACAGTAAGAGATACGATAGGTGCTAATCCTAGCCTTAGAGATTATCAAGTTATTTATGACTGGGCAGGTTCAGAGATAGAAAGATTATCTGCTGCTTATGCTGAATCACAAAAGATTTATGAACAAGCTAGAGTAGATGTTGCTGCTCAAGCTGCACAAGATAAACTATCTGGTACTGAACAAGATTATTATTTATTACCACCAGCTATGTCTGATGCAGATGTATCTGCTGCATTCGCAACTGGATTAGATGAATTTGTATATAATTATTTTAAACCACTTCTCGACCAAGGTAAAGAAGACCAAGCCTATCAACAAGGACTAGGAGTAGCTATAGCGAGCTTAAGTAAATAATGGATGAAGATTTTAAAATAACTATAGATAGATTGAAGTATCAACATAATATAGAAGATAAATATATACCTGCATTAATGATGACAGCTTATTATGAATCAGCACTTGACTTTGATGAAATAGGTTTAAACAAAGATGAAGCAGGTAATGTCGTTAGTAAGGATATAGGATACTTTCAAATTAATGCTGCTAGTTTTTACGATAAGCAAGGAAATCCAGACCCTACATTAGAACGTTTCTTTTCAAAAATGGGTGATAAAAAAACATTATCACAAGAACAATTTGAAAAAAAATTATTAGGTGAAAAATATAATACAGCTTATGCTGCTCATATAATTAAAGACTTTCACGAGTATAGTGTAAAAGACCCATTTGGTAAATGGAATGCATATACAGATTATGTAAGACCATTCTTACAAGGAGAACCTATTCCTGGTAAAACATTAGAAGAACAAGTTAATGGTATTAAAGCATATGTTGATGCTTATATGTATTTAAATGATTTAAAACAAATAGAAGAGTTTAAACCTTTTGTAAATAAAAAAGCTAAAGTATTAGATGGATTTATGGGAAAGATAAAAAACAATGGTTGATAGAGCTTGGAAGTATTCAAATAAACCTACGCCAGATTTAGTATATTACGATGCTGATACTGGACATTATTATTATTTATATAGTGCTGGAGATTTCTTATCAGAAGATACTGATGAAGCAGTATATATATCATATGATGTAGGTGTACAAAAACCACACGGATTAACTAATGATAGAAAGCTACCTCAAATAGTAACTACTGCACCAGGTATATTACTTGGTCATACTGCACTAACTGCATCTAACATATCTAGTAACTATGACGATATGGATGATTTTAATCCTGCTCAAATATTTGAAGAAACAATAGAACTGTATGAAGAGTATGCACCTTGGTTTTATGAAGTAACTAAAGATGAAGAAGGTAATGTTGTATCAGCACCAGGTATGTCTTTACTACTTGAACACCTATGGTTAAACAGACCAATAGATGAGAATGACCCAAGACTAAAAGAATTAAAGATGCCTTATACAATAGGACAGATACAGTTTATCAATGCTGGTGGTTTAAAGAACAATGACTACAACACTAACTCAAGGTTAAGAGAACTTAGAGATGCTAGAACAGATGAGTTAAATGCAACTCTTACAAAGATTGGTATAAGTGTAGATAGTTTTGTAGAGGAAAACTTTGACCAGTATCAAAATCTTATAGAGCTATATACTCAAGGTTATTTGAATGCTGCTAACTTAGATGACTTTGTAAAGCATTACACAGGTATAGATGTATTATCTTCTGAAGATAGTAGGTACTTATCATTTAAGAATATTATAGAAGAACAAGTTGATGCACCGCTAAAATTTGATTTAGGTTCTTTAGATTTTAGAAAGAGTAAAGAAGCAGACAGACTAGGTATAAGATATCTTGGACAGCTTAAGTACAATACATTAGATGAAGATACTAAAAAAGAAATAGCATACTTAGTATCTACTGACCAATCTGATGTAGCTGAACAAAAGCTACAAACTATATTTGATAGTGACCCATACTTTGAAAGATTTGCAGGTAAAGGATTAAACTACGGACAAGTAGTAGGTCCATACAAACAGTTGTATACTTCTATATTTGGAGATGCACCTGATGAAAATGATACATTTATTTATGAAGTATTAGGTATGGGTTTTCAAGAGGCAGGTAAGTTTATGAGACAAAAAGCCTATGAAGTAGGTAATGAATACTTTGGAAGAACAGTTGCCACAGCTATGAATCAAGGCTTAGGTGGCAATGTGATAAGAGGAATATAATGGCAACAAAACCTTTTGTAGACCCTAACGCACCTTACGGTGGTAGACAAGTAACTATCTATGGACCTAATGGGGAAGTTACTATTGCACAGCAATTTAGAAGAGAAGGAGAGGAAAAGTCTGAACTAGATAGATACTTAGATGACTTAGGTTATTCAAGAACAAGACCTAGTTCTGGTACTGGTACTCCATCATCACAATCTACAGAAGATTCAATACAATTTACATCAGCACAAGCTCAAATACTTATGCCTTGGCTTACAAAACTTGCACCTGTAGAAGGTAAGAAACTTATAGATGAGTATGTGAAAGGTTATGTTGAAACAGGTGAGCCTACCTTTGCATTAGCAAAGATGCGTTCTAGTGATAGTTATGAAAAAGTATTTCCTGGTATAACTAGAGACGATGGTTCTTTAAGAATGTCAGAAGCTACCTACTTGCAAAACAAAGAAGCAGTACTTATACACTTTAATGAATATGGTATTGGTGGATATGGAGCTCAAGTTATTGATACTTTGTTTCCTTCATTAGTAGAAGGTAACGTATCTCCAGATGAGATTTCTGCAAGATTATCTGTAACTGATAGGCAATTAGGTAATCTATCTCCTGACCAAAAGAGAAGTGTATTAAGTGCCTATGAAGAATATTACTCTACAGAACTTGGAGAAGTTATAGAGTTAGATGATGCAGCACTTATACCATTAGTTATTGACCCAGAAATAAATGCACAGATATTAAATAGACAACTTAATGTAGCTAAGATAGGTAATCAATATCAACAAGTATCTGGTGCAGAAGCATCAAGGACTGCTATAGAAAGTTTAGTAGGTGCAGGTTTGCAAGCATCTGAATCTCAAAAAACATTTCAAGCTGCAGTTGATAGGGCTTTAATTAGTTCTAGATTAGCAAGAAGACAACTTAGGACAGATGCACCTTCAGCTATGGAAATATTAGAATCTCAATACTTAGGTGACTTAGATACAACCCAGCAGTTACAATCTATACAAGCACAAGCTGCATCAGAATCAACAATACAATTTGGTGCTGCTAAAACTCAAGAAGGTGCAGTAACTGGCTTGACAGAAAAATAATTCTGCTATAATAAGTTTAGTGCCTGACAGGTCGGCAGATTAAATATAGGGCTGTAAATGCGATAGCACCACCAAGGTGTGTTATCTGGCGTTCGTAAACCCTTGTGTAAAATCCCTTTAATTACCTAGCGATTAATACTATGGGATATTTTATATGCTAGAGAAGATGGAGATAATAATGGAAGAAATACAACAAGAGATAAATACTACAGAATCAATAGATGATTCTACTGATGGTATTAAACAACTTAGAGAAGAGTATAAAAAGCTAAAGGCAGAGAACAAACAGTTCAAAGCTAGTGCTATGAATAATGCTTTAAGTTCTTTAGGACTACAAGCAGATAAAGGTATAGGAAAAGCTGTTACAAAACTCTATGATGGTGATGTCAGCGTAGAAGCAATCAAAGAATTTGTTGCTCAAGAGTTTGGAGAAGTTAGTAGTTCTGAACAACCTAGCAATAATGTAACTAATAATGTAGTTGAAGCTCAATCTAGAGTTGAGCAATTAAATCAACTTGGTGTAAATGCTGAACCTACTGATATAAGTCAGGAGTTTAGAAAATTCGTTAGTAATCCAGACATAAGTACAAGAGATAAAATCAACGCAAAACTGCGTATGATTGATACTTTAAAAGACAATAAATAATTTATAGGAGAAGATAATAATGGCAGATATAACATTAACTAATAATACGTTATATGCACAAAACATTAATAACTTTACTGGTGAATTGTTTAAAGTTGGTGGTCAAAGAACACCTTTCACTTCTGCTGTTGGCGGTATTAGTGGTGGTGGTAAAAGCATTCAATCTACATTCTGGCAATTCCAGGTTGAAGATAATGCTGTTATCTCATCCGAGCCTACAAAAGGACAAGAAGGTTCTACACCTACAGAATATCTTGGAAGAGACAGAGCTGCATACACTTATGTAACTCAAATTTTCCACAAGGGTGTACAAATGACTTACACAGCTTTGGCATCTACTCAAAATCAAAACCCATTTGATTTATCAGCAAACATTGCTAACGCCTCTGACGGAGACGGAACAACAACTGCTGGTGATAAACTAGGTTTGTTTGGCGGTAGCCCAGTAAGTGATGAGTTTGCTTTCCAAATGGAGAAAGCAATGGAAAAATTAGCAAGAGAAGTTGAATGGTTTGCATTCAATGGTACATTCTCTGATGGTGCTAACACAACACCAGGTTCAGGTACACGTGAAATGCGTGGACTTAAAGAATGGTGTGAGCTAAATGCTAATGCATCTAACTCTGTAGCACCAGTCGCAACTGGCGGTAACATCTATTACAACGATACAGTTGGTGATGGTTCAGGTACAGCTCAAGTTCTTTCTTGGGATGCAATCGCAGAATCATTAAAGAGACTATATGATGCTCACGCACCAATGTCTAATCCAGTTCTTGTAGTTAATCCAAAGCAAATGCTTGACCTTAACAAAGAATTGATTTCTAACTCTTTAAGTGGCACATTAGCTGCTATCTTACCAAGAGATAGAAACGTTGGTGGTGTCGATATCGACACAATCGTGACACCATTTGGTTCAGTTGGAATGATGGTCGTAGACCCTAACATCCTTCCTGCTGATACTGCATTTATTGCAGACTTGTCTTACATTAGCCCAGTCTTTACAAATATCCCTGGATACGGAACAGTATTCGTAAGAGATATTGACCAAGATGCTAATGCAAGAATTGGTAAAGCGATATATATGGAGATGGGATTCGAGTTCGGACCTCCTTCATATCATCTTAAAATTGCTGGAGCTGACTCAGCTTAAGTAATATTAATTTTCAAGATTAGGGTGGAACTCCACCTCCACCCTTTTCTTGTGCTATCATAGGTTGAAATGAGCAATAATATAGGAAACCTTGTTGATAGAGTCTATCGAGAATACTTAGAACCAAATGATGATGTACAATCATTTTCTGTTTTAAGAGATACTTTAGATGCAGATTCAACAGACACAATCGTACAATACGAATCAGAATATTTAACATCAGAAGAAGAAGATGCTATGGAAGCAGGTGCTTTTATAGAAGTCGGTAAAGAACTTATGTTGGTTACTGATTTAAATACTTCTGCTGAACAAATAACAGTAAAGAGAGCAGTTAGGGGTACGCCCTTAGAAACACACGCTATTGATGATTTAATTAAAATCAATCCAGTATTTCCAAGAAAGAATGTATTTGATGCTGTGTGTGACCAAATTAAGAATTTATATCCTACATTATTTGCAGTAGAAACTAAATCAATAACATCTAAAACAGGATACATTCCTTTAGATGGAGCAAATGATAATTATTAATAGCACCTATTAAAGCTATATCACAGTACACAGACTTTTCTGCTGGTTCAGATGAAACTGGAACTATATTTGCTGGTGTTGCCGTAGAGCTAGTTGATTTACCAAATCCTTTTACATATACAAATGCTAGTGGTACAGAAGTTACTGTTACATATAGCAACAATGGACCTAACAAAGTAAATGCTATTCAGATTTATAATGTAGATGCAGGTCATCAAGTACACGTTACTTTTAAAAAGAAGTTTGTTACACCTACATCTGAAGACGATACACTTACAACCATTGGTATGGAAGATGAATATGAACCTATAGTTATGGCTGGTGTTGCTGCACAAATAATTGCAGGTAGAGATATACCTACTGCAACTGTAGAGAATATTACTCAAGCTATGCAAATACAAAACTTTCCTGTGAACTCTGCAACAAATATTAGAAACTCTTTATTGTCATATCAAAGAGTATTAATACAACAAGCACGAAAGGATTTAAGAGCTAGGTTTCCAGAGCCAGTAACAATTAACAAGATAAGTTATACATAATGGCTAGAGTACCTTTAGTTTCTAATACAGAAAATCCTAAAAGAAAAGGATATGATTTAGCTTTAGATGATTTATTATTTAGAACTGCTGTAGCACCGAATAGACAATTAACTATTTCCTCTGCTGAATTTCCAGAACAACAAATAAACCTAACACAAAATCCAGAAGATATTACTACAAACGTTGGTCAAATATTTTCTAGGTCAAACTTTAGTGGTGGACAAGGATTAGATTCAGCACATCAAAGAAATAATAGTGTTACAGATACCACTAGATATTATGACAGCAAAGGTGTTGATGTATTTCACGGAGATGAAACAAGTAGTTATAAAGTTCATTTGCTATATACAACTGAAGATTTAGATGTACAAGGTTCAGAAACAACATTTAATTCTACTAATAACTACTTAGTAAGAACTGATAATGGTAATTTATGGGTAGTAGATGATGATGAAGTATTAGTTAGTACAGATGATGGCGATACTTGGAGTAACTCTGTAACTGCAACTTATACTATTACAGGTATTGTAGCTTATGGTAATCAAATATTTATAACAGCAGGTAGTGGAACTAATGCAGAAATACAACATTACGATGGTAGTTCTTGGTCTATTGAATCACTAGGCTCTTACTTAACAGGATATTTAACAGGCGTTTATTATTCTAAAGGAACATTGTTTATTACTGGTAAATCAAGTTCTGATGTTTATTACTTATGGCACGCAGACCCAATACAAAAAAACTTTAATAATCAATTTACAACTTCATCATCTAATTTAATAGTTACTGCTGAAAATGATTTTACTGCTGGTGTAGATGCTGGTGCAGTTACTTTAATTAGTAACGAAAACGGAATAGTTTATTCTATCAAAGATGTATCTGGTACGCCTACTCTACAAGGGCAAACTAAAATTCATTTTGAAAGAATACATTCGTTAGCTGCAGCAGAAGGAATTATATTTATAGGTACACAAGAAGTATCAAGAACTGTAGGAAGATTTTATCGTGCAGATTTAACTGTAGCTGATGACTTGTATGTCTTAGCTAATAGACAATTAATTAAAGAATGGATTGTATCTGGAAAAGATACTTGCCCTCATTCTATGTTTGTTAGTAGAGATAGTGTTTATATGGGAGTACACGAAGCAGATAATGAAATGTATTTATGGAGATATTATTTACCTACTGCAGGATTAGCTAGAGATTTAAAAACTAGCGGTAATGGTTTATGTATGGGAATAACACAAGCTAATGGTAAGTTTGTTATTTCATCTGCTGGTTCTGATTTATATAAAGAAACATCTACTTATGAAAGTTCAGGTTATATTATATTACCTAACGCAGATTTCTTTACTTCAGAAGATAAACAATGGGTTGGTGTAGAAGTAGAACATAATGAACTTGGTAATGGTAAGAAAGTAGAGATATACGTTACTACTACATTTGATAAGATAGATGAACCTGATAGTGCTTCTTGGGAATTAATTGGAGAATCAGTATCAGGTACAGGTGGTGTTGAGTATCAGCTAAACAGAAATGCTAGATATATAAATGCAAAAGTAATACTAGAACCAAATGTAACTGCAACAGAAAGCCCAGAGTTTAGAGGTATATCTATTAGAGCTTTGCCTAGACCTGAACTTGTTGTAGTAACTGTACCTATAAATTTATCTGACCAAATAGAACGACCAAGAAGAAAAGCCTTTAAGGTTAAAAACCTAGGAGAAGTTATATATCAAACTCTTAAACAGAAAGAAGGAGATTCTGTAACTTTGACTTTGTACGAACCTAGCGAAATAATTAGGGGTGTGGTAGAATCTGTACAGTACCCAATCTCTGAAAGGTCAGAGGTAGGTTCTGTAACACAGTTTTGCTTACTTAGAGTGCGTGGTGTGAGAGCAGAGGATGCTGCTACAATAGTAACAAGATTACTTGGTGTAGGACAATTAGGAGTAGCAGGATTAGGATAAGATGGTAGCTCAAAAAACTATATTACAAAACGCATATGAAACAACTTTAAGTACTGCAGTTGGTGCAACTGCAGCAGAAGTAACATTAACTGTTGCCTCTGCACCTGTGGGTTCACCGAGTGCAAGCAACCCAATGTACTTAGTATTAGACCCAGATTCAGATGCAACAAGAGAATACGTAAAGGTAACTTCAAGAAGTGGTGCAACACTAACAGTTGTAAGAAATATTGACACAGATTCAGGTGGATTAAATGCACACGCTGTAGGCGCTAAAATCAGAATGGTTGCTATGAAGCAACACTTTGATGATTTAAATGACAGAGTAGATACCATAATAAATGCAGATGGTACAGAAGTTGTAACTACAGGTGTAGTCAAAGATGAAGATGATTTAGTATCTGATAGTGATACACACCTTGCTACACAGCAATCAATCAAAGCATATGTAGATAGTCAAGTAGCTAGTAAAGATGATTTATCAGAACTTACTGGTACTACTGATGATGTTACAGAAGGTTCAA